AGCCACTGAAAAGCTGCGGGAAGCGTATTCTCTGCGAATAAAAGCAGCTAATATGCTCTATAAATTGTCAACTGACCAGCTTGAGCATGTTTCAATAGAAAGTCAGACAGTGGACCCCGTACTTGAATCTATTGATAACGCACTGTCTACCATGGCCAGCATCCAGCAAAATTCAAATGAAGTAAAGCGTGAAGCTGCCAAACTTCATAGTAAATGGGAAGCAGATGCAGGTAAGTGGGAACCTAAATCAGAAGAAGAACATGATTTTGCTCAGTATGTACAGGCAACATTGACGGGAGAAAGTCAGGTAGATAGTGAAATCACAGATCTATTTCACAATAGATTAGGAAATGCGCTTGGTAGTCTGCATGATGAACTCCGTAAAGGAGCTACAGTTACAGATGAATCTATTGTAGATTTCTTAACTAATACATTCCCTAATATTACAGATAATTTAGAAGCACATCTATTTGGAATTAAACAGCGTAATGCGCAAGCTAGAAACTATGTACAGCAATTTGCAAAATTCGAAGAAGAAAAAGGTGAGTGGACTAACAATGCATTGCAATTTGCTGTGTCTTCATGGGATCTTACAAAAGAATTCATGGAGAAATGGGAAGATTTGTTAGTTCCTAGAATTGAAAAGGGCATTCAAGCTATCTCAGCATTTTTGATGGATGTAGATAAGCAGCAAGTTAAAGCATCTGTCCAAAAAGCTTTGAAAACTCTTTAGGTATAATGGTAAGAGGTGACGAATGTACCTATACTACGATAGAGTTTCCAAGATGTTTACTTTGGACGCAGGCGATGATGGTGTCGTTTTTCTAGGGCCAATTACAAATGCTCTGGTAATGCTGCGTTCATACGGACTTACGGATTCTCAGGCCAGAGAAGCAGTTCTACAAGCGTTTATGAACATGGGTGCGGCGGTTGATCTTGCAACCATTCGTAAGATTGCTTCTAAAGAAAGCAGGTTCTTTAGGAGAAATGTTGCGTGACAGACCGCAAGTATATGTTTATCCAGATCATGAGTATGGAGAACCATTTGAGCCTCCATGCGAAATTGTAGATCTGGTTAAATTTATAGATGGTGTCTGTCCTTTTTCTGGCCATAGTGATTGTAGAGACTGTATTTCGAATGAGTTTGATGCAACGTGTATGTGGTACCTGTGTAACTCAGACAAGTTTGGATTGGCATAGTGGCTAAAAAATCAAAAACCAAGAAGAAGGCATCCAGGCGTAAAAAAGCTGCAGCACCTATAGTGCATAGCCCAAACGTTATCCATACCAAAGCGCGGGGTCCTATACGTAGAACAGCCCAAACGATGGGTGGTAGCTCAGGATCAGGTGCTCCCGTTCGGGGAAGTGGTCAATCCTTAGCGCAATCTCCTCTGTATTACGACTATAGATGGTCTACCCCCGATAAGTTTTACTATCCTAAAAATAGAGTAGTAGCAAACTCTATTTGGAGGGAGATATACAAAAGAGATCCTGCGATTGCTGCTGCGACAGATATGTATGCAGAGTTGCCCTGGTCCCAATTTGATCTAATGGGAATCGATGATAAGCACATTCGCCATGTATATGAAGAGATGTTTACTGCTTTGAATCTGGTTGCTAAATTCCCGTCATTTACCCGTGATTATATGATTACGGGAGAGCTTGTTCTTCATAATATTTTTAATTCTACAAAGGGAATCTGGGAACGTACCATCCCGCATAATCCTGATTATGTCAAAGTGGACGGTGTAGGGTTGGCAATTGAACAACCACTACTTTCACTTCTTCCTACTCCAGAAATCAAGCGACTGATAAATACAACTGACCCCAGGATCAGACGCCTTCAAAAGGTAATTCCTAAAGAGATTATCAATGCATTCAGGATGAATCGGGAAGTTCCATTAGATGCATTGAATACAACATACCTGCCAAGATTGAATTCTTCTACGGATGTGCGTGGCACATCATTATACACAAGATTATTCCGTGTCATTATGTATGAAGACTTCATTGTAAACGCGTCTCTTGCAGTGGCGCAGCGGAATGCTGCTCCATTACGTATCTTTAAGTTGGGTGACCCAAACAGTGGCTGGTTGCCTGATGAAGACGATGAAGCTGCGTTTGCTGAAATGTTGAGCATGGCAGAAGCTGACCCGCTTGCTGCTATCATTATGCACCATAATGTGACAGCCGAATTGGTTGGAGTCTCTGACCGGATGCTGCTGATTTCTCGTGAGTGGGATTTTATAGAGCGTGTAAAGCTCCTTGGTTTAGGCGTAGCCAAATCTTTCTTGGTAGGTGAAACTTCCTTTGCTGCAGCGGTTGCTGGGCTGCAGACTCTCATGGAGCGTCTGGCAGCACTGCGGCTACGCTTTGAAGACGACTGGATTGTAAAGAAGATTTGTGCACCCATTGCTGAAATCCACGAATTCTATAGACGCCCACGTTCAGAGATTGAGCATCGGATTAGAGTGCAGCGTCCAGTAGAAGAAAAAGAACTGATTGTCCCTAAAATCAAATGGCACAAGAGTCTTGAACCGACACAGGATGTTGCCATCCTTAATATATGGAGAGACTTGAAGGAGCGTGGTATTCTTTCTGAGCGGACTTATGCATCAGGCGCAGGTGTTGACATTGAAGCTGAAAGAAAGAATATCGCAGAGGAAAGAAAGTACAAGAAAGAGCATCCTGAAATTTATGGAGTGCCGCAACCGCCGCAAGCTCCTCCTGGTAAGCCTGGTGCTCCTGGCGCACCGGGTGCCCCTGGTGCGCCTCCGGGAGGCAAACCGCCGATCCCGCCACCTGCTTCACAGCAGAAAAAATATGGATCTAACAATCCTTATATAGCAAGCAGTCGGGAAGAGCTTGCAAGTAGGCTGGATGATTTAGCTGATATGGAAAACAAAGTAGATGTCCAAGATGTTTTAGAAGCAATGGACGATTTAGAATTTGAAGAAGCGCTAAATCGGCGTGAGGATATGCTTCTTAATGGTGTGCCTACTGTAGGTTCTGACCTTCTCTCTGGAAAATAGGAGTTTATTATGGCTGGGAGATTGAAAAATATCTTCGTGCATTGCTCGTCCTCCCCTTGGGGTGAAGTTATGATCTTTGACGAATGGCATAAAAAGAGAGGATGGAGCGGTGTAGGTTATCACTATATTATTTTGAACGGTAGGCCATTTGCCGATGTAGATTATTGGGAGTTTTTGGATGGACAAATCGAACCAGGGCGTCATCTCGATGATGACCCGATATTTGAAGATGATGAAATCGGCGCTCATGTTGCCGGTAGGAATCGTAGCTCTATTGGGATTTGTCTCGTCGGTAAAAAAGCGTTCACGGATGAACAACTCACAACAGCGAAGAAATTACTGACACAACTTACAGAGCATTTTGATCTTACATTCGATGATGTAAAAGGCCACTATGAAGATCCTAATGCACACAAAACATGTCCGAATATCCCAATGGATCATTTTAGAGAGTATTTGAAAGATAAGATCTCGTTGAATGAATTACAAAAGTTTATAGAACATCATATTAGGGGCATTTACGGATGAGACAACCTACCAGAGAAGATATAGATCATTTTTGGCAAAATGTAGTAGTAAAAAATTTCCCTGATGCCAAGATCAAATTCAAAGATAAAAGTATCCTTATGCGTATTCTTGGTGTTCTCTTGTTTTTCAATCCTTCCTTTATGACAAAATTTATTACAGTGCTTGGAAACACTATATATGTGCCTAATGAAGAATGGATGGAAAAAGGGCATCTATCTACCTTGTTTGTTTTCTCACACGAGTTTGTGCACATGTGGGATCGTAATCTTTCTAAGCTTGCCTACAAGTGGGATTTCTTTTCATTAGGGTATCTTTGTCCACAACTTTGGGGTCTATTTAGCTTTACTGCGTTTCTAGCTTTCATAAATTTATGGTTCCTACTATGCCTTGTTCCTTTGATTTTTGTAGCTCCGTGGCCTTCTCCTTGGCGTGCACGGATTGAAGCTAATGGATACGCAATGACGATGTATATTCGCTTTCTTACGATAGACCCTCAGTATAATAAAGAAGAAGGTGCTGAGTTGTTGGCTAAGAAGCATTTTGCCAGTAAACAATATTACTGGATGTGCTGGAATAAAGATAAAGCGAAAAGAATGCTTTTGGAGCGCTACGAAACGTTACCGCAAACGCATGGTGCATTTAATGAGGTTTCTCAATGGGTAAAGACCCAACTACGCTGACCTTATCTCCATCAAAAGTTGATACATTTCAGGGATGTAGACGCCTCTTCAAGTATCGCTATATAGATCAGCCTTTCATTCCTGAAGAGAATAAGTTCTTTCTCATTGGGAATATCGCGCATAAAGTATTGGAAAATTTACATAAAGAGCAAATGAGTCGTCCCAAATTTGATTGGAAAAAGGAAATGGGACGCCATTTTAAAGCTGCCATTAAGTCACATAATGCCTACGCTAAAATAAGAAAAGGAGTGATTACGAAAAGCGATCTATATGATATAAAAATAATGCTCTCTAAATACTTAAAGTACCTAAAGAAAGATGATATTCCAAATGTATTTCAAGTTGAAAAGCTAGCTAAAATTACTTTTGATGGTGTGACAGTTTGGCTCAAAGCTGACAGAATAGATGATTTAGGGGAAAACTCATATAGAGTAATCGATTATAAATCTGGGAAGCCTTCATCCAAGAAAGATGAATTAGCTTCTGTACAAATTCCTTCATATGGTATATGGTTAAGGCAGATAATGCCCGATGCAGATTATATAAAAGGGCAATATCTGTATCTCAGATATGTAGATACTCGAAAGGGAATCCATACTTACGATATATCAGAAGAAATGATGGAAGAGGCTAAAGAAAAGTACCTGAAAGTCAATCAGAAATTAAAGAATGGCTGTGATTTCAGGCAGAATTTTAAGTATAAATATTGCCGCTGGTGTGATTTCAGGCGGCATTGCTTGGAGGATGAGAACAATGGGCTTTAATAAAACAGGTGTAGCTCCTATTGAAGGAGTAAAATGCAGTTGCGGACATGAAATCAAAGGCCACGTTAGTTCATGTCCTGGTTGTGGAAAAACCTTAGTTCCTGATAATCTGCAGACTAAGCCAACAGATCCTCCTCCTGATAAAGAAGAATCAAAAGTTAAATAATTGATTTAGTCCTAGTCTATAATCTCTCCTGTAACTATGGTGGTAAACCTTATGTTTACAGGAGAGAACTATGCCGTTTTACAAGACTGCGCAGGCTCCTATCGTCAGCGTCTACGAATCGTCTGGAAAATTTAGCAAAAGAGCAGCCCAAAATGAGGAAATGACACAGCAAGAAGATGATGCTGTGAAGACTGCTCTGAATATTTTGTCCAAAGATGTTCTCAAAGCAGTTGCGAAAGTCTACAATATATCAGACAACATCAATGATTATATCTTCCCGGTTCCTCGTGCGGTAACTGCTGATGAACCAAATAACAATGGGGATTGCTTTCAGCATCTAGAGCTTACTAGATTCTCTCCCAATCATCGTTGTTTAGTTTTTCAGACATTTCGTAATGATCCGCTACATATTGAGCACGCAGCAGATAATCCAAAAACTGCACGGGGCTATATTCCTGATGCGCACTATGTAACAGCTAATGATGCGGACAAGCATGTTCTTACTGTAGTAGCAATGGATACGACTAAAGATCCGCCACTAGCTGAAGGTTTACTAAGCGGTGAAGTTGATGAATTTTCGATGGGGTGCATCTGCGATCAGGTGCGCTGTAGTTATAGTAAATGTCCAGAACCGATTGCTAATTCTGACAGAGAGCTTTGCGATCACCTCAAATGGTATAAGATGTCTACCATTGATGGTGAACTTATCTATGAAGACTGTTTGGGTGTAGAATACCAGGAATTGTCAATAGTTGGCAATGCTGCTGACCCTAAAGCTAAAACCCAGGCACTCCTGAAATATGCTACTAGACAAGCTAAACTTGGCCAGTCTCGTGCAGCATTTAGTTTACTTTCAACATTAGTAAATGAATCAGATCAGGCAGAAGTAGCTAGATTCTTTAGCAAAAATGCAGGTAAACTGCCTGAATCCATGCTAAGGTTGGCTGACAAACTATTATAAATAAAGACTGGTTAAATATTCTAACAGAAGTTTAATAATTTTTCTTATAAATTAGATAATAACTAAATAAGGAGTTTCTATCATGTCGCATGGACTTCGCGCCCGCGTAGCAAAAAAGGCCAAGCGTCTTGTAAAAAAGGCGCAAGTAATGCCTCCGGGTGCCCCAGCACCGGCTCCTGGTGCCCCTTCTGCTCCTGGTGCTCCACCTGCTCCAGGCGCACCTCCGGGGGCCGCACCGGCTGCTCCTAAGCCTGTAGGTAGGCCCCCTGGTCCAGCAGCACCTCCGGGCGCACCTCCGGGCGCACCTCCGGGCGCACCTAAACCTAAAGAGGAAATCGAGCAGGATGTAGAAAAAGATATCCGCAAACAAAAAGAGACTGAAAACAAAATAAATGAACTAGACGAAAAAGTTGATGCCATCAGCGATCAAATGGAAGGGCTAACCAAATCTATAAATAAGCTAGTAAACACTATACAAAAAGATAAAGGTGGCCCTACCGATTTTGAAAAAAAGTTTGAGGAAGTCAAAGAAGAAGATGATGGGTTGTCTTCCTCTGAGTTTGGTTTAGGTGATGACGACGAAAGCCTTATTGTAAGCAAGGAGGGACATAAAATGTCCGATAAGGAAAAACTGAGAAAAGCCCGCAAGGAGCGTCTAGAGGCAAAAGAACTGACGTTCGAAATGAAGGAAATGCCCAACAAGAAATATAAGCAGCAAGTCCCTGCCCCAACGATTACCAAACTGAAGGACGAGCCTGAAGATTGGGGCCAGTACAGACTGAAAGCGTCTGATATGGCCATGGATCTTAATGCAGCCGGTGATGAATGGGCTGTCGTAAACAAGCATAATGATCAGGTGTTTTACACGATCAAGCCTACGGCTGAAACCAAAGATGCTTTCCCCACCCGTGAGTTTGCAGAAGCAGTAATTAATGACGTGCGCGAAATGGGTATGGAAGCTGCCATGGAGAAGTATAGTGCCCTTCCTATGGAGTTCTTGAAAAAGAAGAAAGAGGAAGACGGCGACGAGAAGCCCAAGATGCCTCTCAAGAAGAAGCCACTGATGAAGGACAAAGAAGAGAAGAAGATGCCTCCATTTATGAAGAAGAAAGAAGAACCGGAGATGGAGGAAGAGGCATGCGGAAAATACGGTAAGGAAGCTCAAGCAGAGGAAGAGCCGCCTGCAGAGGAGCCTGCTGCAGAAGAAACTACTGAAGAGGTAGAAGCTGCGGCAGAAGAAACCCCTGCTGAAGAGCCTGTAGAAGAGGAAGCCACAGCCGAGGAAGCTCCTGCAGAAGAGGCTGCTGCCAGCGAAGAACCTACAGAAACTACTGCATCCCTGGCCGACGTTCAGCGTAGGTTCATTCGTGCATTCCGTCTAGCACTTTCTGCTCAGCAGAAAAATCTTACTGACAACCCACTTAAAGCAGCATGGTATGAAGCGCTGAAGGGTTTGGATATTCCTAATCCTGAAAAGATCATCGAAGCTACATTTGCGCGTGCCGCTGCCGAGCATTTTGAAGTTGCGTTGCTGAAGACCGCTGAGTTCCTGGATATGAGTGACGAAGCTTTTGTAGAGATGGAATCTCAGATTGGTGAGTTGAACACGCAACCTCCTAAGTCTGCATCTGAGGTAGAAGCTGATGAGCAGCATAAGCGCTCTGCTGCACTTCGGGCGCGTGCACACAATGCTTCACTGCCTCTGTCAACAGCTAGTGAAGCAGACCCATCGGATTTTTCAACTCAGATTCAAAATGCACTCCCGAAACCTAAACTGCATGGGGTGAGCCGGATAGCCAGTAAGTAACCATTTTGTTTTTGAATAGAAGCTAAGAAAAAGAAGGGTAAACAGAGGAGAAAGTGAAATGCTAGACAAAAAAAGAGGATACGCGTATGACCGCCCGTTCTATGATGTAGACACTAATGTCAACATCTGGGCAGGCATGGTTGCCTTCCTGGCAACGAGTGGTGCTGGTGCAACTGTAGCAACTACCGCTGCTAGCGGTACGGTTCCTATTGGAACGTTTTGGAAGGATGCGGCTCTTTCCTACATGCGGACCAACATTGAAAGCGGCACTTTTAGTGCGGCCAACATCGTTACTCTGAGCAAGGGTAACGTGGTAGGAACGGGCTACATTAAGGTAACCAATTCTGCAGGTACTGTAGTGTACACTCAGGGAACTGACTACACTGTAAACACTGTTAATGGTGTAGTTACCCGTCTGGCTGGCGGTACTATCGCTGCGCTGGCGACTGTCCTGATTTGGTACAGCTACAACCTGCAGCAGACCCAGGTTTATTGGGACAATGTGTCCACTCAGTGGACTGCTGCGGGCCAGAACTATGATAGGCAACCTGATGATACTCTAGGTTCTGGTAAAATTACTGTTGCTGAGAGTGATGCGAAGCTCTACACCGATCAGTACGATGTAAACCAGACCTACACCCTGAATGCTCCGCTATATTCCAATGCGCTGAGTCAGTGGACAACCGTGGCTGGCTTCACGAGTGTGTGTGGTCGTGTAATTAGTGTGCCGACTGCAAATGACCCATTCCTGGGAGTGCAACAGATAACGGTGGCTGTGTAAGTTAAGACACCGGGAGTCTTAACCGCTGCTTTAACCATTTGTCTAAGGAGGACACGTTATGAAGTTTAACCCTTACACCAGCAAGAAGGCTTCCGGGGTTGAGACGCTGGATCGCAAAACCGGAGAACCCTTCAACCCAATGAACGTAGGTAGAGCACAGAAATCCGGCAATATGCAGATTTCTGCTGCCGAGCGTATGTTCAACAACCAGGGCGAAATCAACGCCAGCAACAATCAGGAAGTTCTCGAAAAGATCAAGTACCTGCTGGACGGTATGGCTGACGGTACCTATGACGTTCAGCGCAGTGCCTCCTATGCAGGTGAGGGAATGAGCGCGGAGCAGAGCGATGCTATTCTCCGTGAAGCGTTCTCTGATCCTTCAAGTGAGGGATTCCGGCAGGTTGGTCAGGGCCTTCTAAATCCCATCAAGGAAGTTATCGACTATGAGGGCCTTGCACGGAAAGTCTTCGCGCCTAGAACCGTGAAGGCCGGGGAAGTTGTACGTTACGACAAGGACGTGTACATCCGGGGTTGGGTGATCGCAGAAGACGGTCAGACTCCGCAGTCCGTTGTCGAGGGACGCTACATCTACCCGCCTGAGTTCGAAGTTACTGCCTATCCTTCGATTGAGATCAAGGATAAGTACCGTGCGCAGTACGATATCCTGGCCCGTGTACAGGATCGTGCGCGTATGAGCATCGAGTATCAGGAAGACTTGGCTCTCATCAATCTGCTTCAGGCTGGTGCGAACGCGACTAACACTACCACGTTCTTTGCTACACTGAACCTGGCAGCGTTAGAAGGAATTCGTTACCAGATTGAACGGCACCGTCTGATCTGCGACAAGTATATCATCCATCGTCAGGAAGTCTCTGACTTGGTGAATACTCTGTCCACTCAGGTGGACCCGGTAACCCAGCGTGAGTTGATCATGGCTGGCTATATCGGAACCGTTCTGAACGCTATGATCGTAACCACTGCAGGTACCCAGACGTTCGAAATCCTGCAGCCTGGTGAGGTTGTAGCCGTTACCGCTCCAGAGTATCTGGGTGGTATGCCTATCCGTGTTGAGCTATTCTCCGAGCCGGTGAATGAGTTCATGGAAGGGCGTCCGCGCCAGGGCTGGTTCTGGTACGAGTTGATTGCGCAGGTACTCGTGAATCCTGCTGGTGTTGCACAGGGCACCAAGGTTTAACGAGTAGCTAACTGGTTGGATTGATTAGCATGTAGCCATCTGGGAGCTTGCTCCCAGGTGGTCTACGTGTATTTACGCTAACCATAGACAAGGAGGATCGAAATGAAGTTTGACAAGGAAGCCGCACAGAGCCAATTGGACCTCGCGGCAAATGAACTGGAGAAGTCTGGCTTTGCTGACTTGGCCGAGAAAGTAGATTATTATAATAATCGGCTGATGAAGGCAGGCGCTAGCGAAATTCCTTTAATCAAACGTGCCCTCCATAGAATTCAGCAGGAAGCTAAAAAACGATTGAGTGCAGCACAAAAGGCTAAACCTGCTACCAAAGAAGATAAGGCAAACGCTGCTACATTAAAATCAAGGCGTTCTTCAGAATCCCGGAAAGAAACATTGAAAAGACGCCTGAAAAGCATCGTTGCTAGGCGCAAAAAAGCAGCGGAGAAATTGGAAGCTTTGCGTACTGAGAGGCAGCAACGTAGAAGTAAAAAAGAGCAAAGACGCCACTCCAGAAAGAAACGCATTTCCAAGGAATCCGAATAAATATAATTAAAAGCAAGCATTAGAGCTTTAATAAGGCGTACTCTACGGGGTATGCCTTTTTTGTCTATAAACTAAACTTATACTATTTTTTGTAACAGTAATTAAGTTTTTTGTATGTAATATAATAGAATAGGATTGAAATTGGGCAGTAATCCATAAGGGGTTGCTGTAAACGCCACGAAACGAAAAGGAGAAAGTAATGGCTACCAAAGGAAAGAAGAACGTGAAAGCATCGAGAGCGCGTAGACTTACCCTGCAGAACCTTATTGCTGAAGGTGAGGAAATATGGGTAACAAACAGATCTGGAGAGCTTACAGGAAAGGAAGCAGGCAACATAGTGCTCCAAGTAGGATCTGGCAACATGATTGATACGGTTGTCATTCCTCCTGGAAGAGATCCTGTATGTTTGACAGATCAAGTTACTCCTAAGCTTTTAGCCGACTGCATGGATTTATTCAAATTGGTAAAGGCAGAAGCTTTGGAACTGCTCGATCCTAAAAACGCTGAAGCTTATTACGAGAATAATCAGTCTCGTAAGAAGATCGTAGAAGAAAAGATCAACAAGTTTATTCATATGAAGCCTGAAGATGTTGTAGTAAAGAAGGCTTCGTCGGCAAATGTCGAAATCAATCCTAAGATTGGTGACATTTGTTTGAAGGCTAAACATGCTGCATTGTCTGAGCATGAAGCGCTTGAGCGTTTGATGGAGCAGGAAACCGTTCTGAAGTTGGATGATTATAATTATCTGATGATGAATGGTGTTTACAGCGGCGTCAAGCGTTGGGCTAAGGATCAGCAAAACAAACTTCTGAAAGCTGAAATGGAAGTACTGGACGAGGAAGATCCAGTAGAAGCAGCTTTGAGTAAGTAGCAGTTGATTGAAAAGGAGGGGGCTTTGTGCCCCCTCCTATTTGAAAAGAGGAGTTTACAATGCCATTGCTTACTGCTGAAAAGCATCAATGGACTAAACAGCCTCCCTATAATTTTTATCATTTTCCTGATGAACACAGGGCTGGCTGGCAAGTCTTCTGGGAAGAGATGGACGGCGATATAGATAAGATACTGGAATTTGCAAAGAAAGCCGGTATTGAATGCCCAAATGAGTGGTATGAAAGCCTCCATCGTTTCCTGTTCCTTACCTTTGATGGTAATGTTAAACTTCTCAAATGTGGTGCAGACACATCTTTTGGTACGTTTATACAAAAGGTAAGAGATAATCATTTCAATAATCCCAAGAATAAACAATGGTATACAGTGCGCGGGATTACACAAAACAACTTTATTGCTATGCTTGAACGTGCAGCAGATATAAAAGACGTTCGGCAAGCAGTAGCATTTGTAAATGCTCGTGTAAAGGATTTGGGATTCGGTCTTTATAGTGAATTCTTGCTATCAAAGACTAAGGGAAAAAGTGAAATAAAAAGTGTTGCATCTGATTTGAACAAGAAAGCATACAAACTGGAAACTGAAGCTAGGGGACATTCTCCAATCGAAGAATTAGAAGATGGAAATATTATACGGCATAGCTTATTTCCAGAAAATGAATTTGAGATTACAGAAATTGTAAAAGATGATGACGATGAAATTGAAATGCTTGTAACGCAGGACAAGCAAGGCCGGATAGCGTTCATCACAGATCTTTGGAATGTAGCTCAGCAAGTAATTCCACCTGCACAACACCCGGTAGTAGACCCGTCACAAATGGATACTGAGCCGAATGTAAATACGTTATTTCAGATAGAGGATTATAACGAATTTATAAATGCATTGGAAATGCAAGTCCAGCAAGACCCAGGACTAGTACCACAGAGAGAATCAATAATTCAGCAGTGGCAGCAGCGGCACCCAGGAACGCATACTGTAACTATTTAAGCTAGTTTACGAAACGAAAAGTAGGTATATAATGGAAAACAATCATTTTGTTACAAATGATTTGAGTTTAGCAGCTTACTTAGTGATGCGTGGTTGTGAATTGAAAACAGCAAAACAACTAGGTAAAACGTTCAAATTTATCATAGATTTAGGTGATTTTAGAGCGCAGACATTGCAAGCTGATTTTATAAATTCTGAAGCACGGCGTTTTGATGGAGCAGTGCGTGATCTGAAAAAGATCATGTTTAGCGGAGGGTAGGATGCCTAAAAAAGTAAAAGCATATGATCTTGATCAGGTTCTAGAAATGCTTAGCGCTGTCCAGGAAAAAACGGATGATATAGCGAAAAGATTAGAAGTCATCTACGGTTTGGGGCCTGCCTTAGAAGAGCGGGAGGTAGGAGAGTTAGGTGAAGTTTTGGAAGCAGTAGCAGATGTCATAGATGATTTCCATTATTCGCTTGCAAGCTATATGCAGGGAACCGGCATAGAATTTGAACGAGAAGAAGAGGAAGAGGAAGAAAAATCAGGAGAGATGCCTGCAATAGAGCAGTTTATGGAAGAAAAACTTGAATGGGAAGAAGAGGAAGAAGAGGAGATAGCGCCTGAAACAACAGAGGAAGAAGAGGAAGAAATACCAGAGTTCTTGCGTTAGGAGTAGTACGTGCCTCAGTCTTTTACTGACTTTGATGTGTTGAGGAATGGAACCACTGAACTACTTACAACATTTGTTAGAGATCCTAAAACAGAAGATCTCGTAGATGTTGTAGGGACAAGTACGTTCAATCTTATCGATATAGAAGATGACTCTGTAAAAGTTTCTACTACATTTACTAGTCAAGGTGGCACAGGCATCACGCGTGCTTCCTGTGGTGTTTACCAGTACTCTTTGGATACAAGTACCTATCCAGACGAATATATTGCTTCTTGGAGATGTACACTTGATGGTGAAGTAATTACAAATAATATATTCGTGAAGAGTGAACCAGCTAAAATGTTTGCGCGTGCAGCAGCATTGCGGGTTCAAGTAGATAAAGCGAGAAAATCCATATCCGATGAAATAGAGAATATGGATAAGGAAGAGTTTGAACCTGCTGTGAACTTCTTTTATGGATACGATGACAAGCATCTTATCTATTACTTGGAACGTGGAGCACAGTACATAAACTTGATCCCTCCATATACTGCTTTTTCTCCGATCACATTCCCGTGGGGTCAGTATGGAATGATTCTTACGGATGCTGCAGTCA